GCGTAGCACGCGAAGCCAGAACCTTGATCTTCTGCCATTGCAAGCGTCCGCTGGTTGCTCATGCTTCAATTTTGCCGCAGAAAATGGGCGCGCGGGGACTTTTGCAGCGTTGCCCTAAGGAATACGGTGGAACATCATTGAATGCTGAATCCATGATCAAGACCACACTTCCTGGCCTCGCGTAACTTCTCGACGCGCTGCGCTCGGTCATCCGGCATGGGGGGTACAGCCTCATTCTGCTTGGACCAATATTTTTTTCGTATCGGTCCATCTTCTTCAAGTTTCTGGCACATTTCGTCGAGCGCATGTAGCAAATTTACTGTCGAAGGCAGCCCGTTGTCGACGCCGGACAATTGAAGGCGTTGAAGCCAATCGACGGATCGAATGATCCTCGCGTCCTCGGTGGCTACCACCAGATTCCGAATCGAATCGACGTCCGATTTCTCGCTACAAACAGCATGCGCTTTTTGTACGAAGCCGGCCCCGAATCCCGCGAGCCAATATTGCATGCCGTCGGTTTCTTTCAGTAGCCAGTCGTTCAGATCGCAGCGCATGGCGTGATGATCCGTGAACCCTGAGTACCCCGTCGAATTCCCCGGGTAGAAGGTGAACAGGCATTCGCGTGAAGTCGATGCATTGAAGGTCATATCAATCGGCTGTCGAACGCTGGTCGGGCCAATCGCTGGCTTGCATTGGCAACGAACGAGAGCCGGTTGGACGACGGTGGCGCATGCATACGATTCGCCTGTGCAGTGGAGACCAGCACGTCGTGTAACGACGGCTGATTGTGCTGCCGGTCGTTCCGGCTCGGGTGTTGGTTCCCTTGCGGGGTGTCAGCGTCGTTGTCCTATGGCGCATCGGCTAGTCCTGTTCCTTGTCCGCCAGTTTACCCAGCGGCGGGAGGGTAGCAATGCGGCGGGTGCGCCCCTGTACGCAGGATGGAAAATATTCAGCCAAATCAATCACCTATCGGTTGGAAAAAAATTCCCGGTTTTCCAACCATCTTTCCACCTGTATTCCAACCGTCCGATGCATAGTCTGCGTGTCGCCCGCTGCTACCGCAGCACGACGAGAAGCACGACATGCAAGACCGCACTTCCGCGCAAGGCGTCTCCGACGATGCCCGCGCCTTCGATGAGAACCAGCTCGCTCGGCGCTGGGACATCTCCCACCGCACGCTGCAGCAGTGGCGACGGATGGGGATCGGCCCCGTCTATCTGAAACTCGGCAATCGCGTCAGCTACCGCCGCGAGGACGTCGAGGCCTACGAACGCCAGGCGCTGCGCCGCGGCACCGGTGAACGCGCGTTCGCGTGAGGCCGACGACGATGACCGACCTCACCCTCGTGCCGGCGGAACTCGCCGAACTGTCCGTCGCCCAACTGGCGGCGCTCTCCCCCCAACAGAAGATCCTGCTCGCCCGGCAACTCGAACAGGCCGGCGACTGGCTCAAGCAAGTCAAGGCGCGCTTCGATGCCGCGCTGGAACAGACCTACGGCGATCGCATCCGCAGTGCGCGCAGCGATGGCGGCAAGGACTTCGGCGTCGTCCATATCGCCGACGGCGAGGTGCGCCTGAGCGTGGACGTCTCCAAGCGCGTGACCTGGGACCAGACGCAGTTGGCCACGATCGCCAAGCGCATCGACGCCGCGGGCGAGTCCGTCGAGGAATTCATCGACGTGAGCTACAGCATCTCCGAGTCGCGCTTTCAGAACTGGCCATCGACGCTGCGTTCGCAGTTCGAGGCCGCGCGTACCGTGAAGCCCGGAAAACCGACGTATCGGCTGACCCCGAGCGAGGAGGCCTGACATGACGCTCCCCATCATCGGCGCCGACCAGCGCATGTCCGAACGCCGCGGCGTGAAGGGCGTGCTGATCGGCAAATCCGGCATCGGCAAGACCTCGCAGTTGTGGACGCTCGACGCGGGCTCGACCCTGTTCCTCGATCTGGAAGCGGGCGACCTCGCGGTCGAGGATTGGGCCGGCGACAGCCTGCGCCCGCGGACCTGGAGCGAGTGCCGCGACCTCGCGGTCTTCATCGGCGGCCCGAACCCGGCGCTGCGCGACGACCAGGCCTACAGCCAGGCGCATTTTGATGCGGCCTGCGCGCGCTACGGCGATCCCGCGCAGCTCGCCAAGTACCACACGCTGTTCGTCGACTCGATCACCGTGGCCGGCCGGTTGTGCCTGCAGTGGAGCAAGGGCCAGCCACAGGCGTACTCGGACAAGACCGGCAAGCCGGACATGCGCGGTGCCTACGGCCTCATGGGTCAGGAAATGATCGCGTGGCTCACGCACCTGCAGCACACCCGCGGCAAGAGCGTGTGGTTCGTCGGCATCCTCGAGGAGAAGATCGACGACTTCGGTCGCCGCATCCTGCAACTGCAGATCGACGGCAGCAAGACCGGGCTCGAACTGCCTGGCATCGTCGATGAGGTCGTGACGATGACCGAGATCGCTGCCGACGGCGGCACGGCGTACCGCGCCTTCGTCTGCCACACCCTCAATCCGTGGGGCGTTCCGGCCAAGGATCGCTCCGGCCGGCTCGACCTGATCGAAGAACCCCACCTCGGTCGCCTGATGCAGAAGATCGCCGGCAGCGCGCGTCCCGCGCTCGAACGGCTCGACTTCACGCGCCCCGTGACCACACGCCCCACTTCGCATGCGCCGGCCACTGCCGCGCAGGAGACCCCATGACCGTCTGGAACGATTTCAACGACGCCGAACAGCAGCAGAGCTTCGACCTCATCCCCAAGGGCACCGTCGCCTGGGTGCGGATGACGATCAAACCCGGCGGCTACAACGATCCGCAGCAGGGCTGGACCGGCGGCTGGGCGACGCGCAGCGACGAGACCGGCGCGATCTACCTCGCCTGCGAGTTCGTGGTGCTGGAAGGCCCGTTCGCCAAGCGGAAGCTCTGGAGCAACATCGGTCTGCACAGCCCGAAAGGGCCGACCTGGACCGGCATGGGCCGCAGCCTGCTGCGCGCCATCCTCAACTCCGCGCGCAACGTCCGTGCCGACGACAACTCGCCGCAGGCCGCCGCGGCGCGCCGTATCCAAGGCTTCCACGAACTGGAGGGTATCGAATTCGTCGCGAAAATCGACGTCGAGCGCGACGGTCGCGGCGATCCGCGCAACATCATCAAGCAGGCAGTGGAGCCCGGCCAGTCTGACCACCCGGGCGGTTCCGGCCCCGGGGCAGGCGCGGGCGCACCGGCCGCACGCGCAGCGGCGCCGGCCGGGCAGGGTACACACGCCGCGACGCCCACCGGGCGGCCGACGTGGGCGCAGTAAGGCCCGCGTGTGCGGTGCTGGGCCTGCGGCCAACCGGCGCGCGGCCTCGGTCACCTTGACCTGAGACATCCGCCCGCCGATCCACGGCGTTACCCGCACCGCTGGGCCTTCTGCTCGCGCCGCTGCCAGGACGCCTTCCACCAACTCTATGACACAAGGCGCCGGCAACAGCCGGCGTCGCTGGAGGAGCTTGTTCCCGTGACGCTACCCCTTTCTCCTGATGCCCAGCGCGCCTGCCTGCTCGCGCTGGGAAACGCGGCCGACGCCGTCGGCTTCGCCGTGCCGCTCGCGCAGTACTCGCAGCGTCAGGCACTGCACGTCATCGATGCGGTGATCCACGCCTACGAACGCCAGCAGCACCAGCAGTCGCGCGCGCTGCGTGGGTTGCCGCCGCTGGACGATTTTGAAGATTCCGATATCCCATTTTGAGGGCGAAGAGATGCTGGATTTCAACTCATCGTCGAGCGAGTCAGGACGCCTCGAAGCCCTGATCGACATCGGTCTGCAGCAGGCGCGCGCAGTTGAGCCCAAGCGCACCTATCTCGGCGCATCGCGCCTAGGCGTCGAATGCACGCGCGCGCTGCAGTACGAGTACGCCGACGCGCCGGTCGATCCTGGCCGTGACACCGATGGCCGAATGCTGCGCATCTTCGAGCGCGGGCACGTGCTGGAGGAGAGGATGGTCGCGTGGCTGCGCGGCGCGGGTTTCGATCTGCGCACGCGGCAGGACGACGGGACGCAGTTCGGCTTCTCCGCGCTCGACGGTCGATTGCGTGGTCACGTCGATGGCGTGTTCGTCGACGGCCCGGAGGGGTACGACTACCCGGCGCTCTGGGAGTGCAAGTTTTTGGGAGCGAAGGCCTGGCGAGAACTGGAGAAAAACAGGCTCGCCGTCGCCAAGCCGGTGTACGCCGCACAGGTTGCGATGTACCAGGCGTACCTCGACCTGCACACGAATCCCGCGCTGTTCACCGCGATCAACGCCGACACGATGGAGGTCTACGCCGAGCGCGTTCCCTTTGACGGCCAGCTCGCCCAGCGCATGTCCGACCGGGCGGTGCAGATCGTGCTCGCCACCGATGCCGGTGAACTGCTGCCGCGCAGCTTCTCCGATCCCACCCATTTCGAGTGCAAGTTCTGCGCATGGCAGGACCGTTGCTGGAGACCTGCATGACCCCCGATGTCCTTCCTGCTCCCGTCGTCGAGGCGATGGTCGATGCGCGCGCTGCGCATGAGGCGCTGCGTATCCCGCTGCAGTGGCTCAACAACAAGGTCCAGCGCCGCGTGCGTGGTGTGCCGAACTATCGCATTGGTCACCTGGTCCGGTTCCGGCTCAGTGAGCTGGAGCAATGGCGCGATCGCAACGCGACCGTGATCGTGCCCGATCAGGAGGTCGTCGATGGCGAATGACTGGACCGACTTCAACGATGCCGATGCGCCGACGCCAGATCCGGGGCACGACGATTCTCGCGAGGCGATCCGCCTCGATCTGATCGCGCGTCTGGACACAGTTCTGGCGGCGCTGTTTCCTGCTGGCAAGGTCCGTCGCGGCAAGTTCGTGATCGGCGATGCGCTCGGCAGCCCTGGCGACAGTCTCGAAGTGGTGCTGTCGGGCGAGAAGGCGGGGCTGTGGACCGATCGCGCCGACGGCGTTGGCGGCGACATCTTCGATCTGATCGCCGCGCACCATCGGCTGGATGCGCAGCACGATTTCTCGCGCGTGCTGGCGGAAGCGCGTCAGTTGCTGGGCCGCACGCAGACGTTGCCAGCGGCGAAGCCGAAGAGGGCGCCGCCGATCGATGACCTCGGACCCGCGACCGCGAAGTGGGACTACCTCGACGCCGACGGCCAGCTGATCGCGGTGGTGTACCGCTACGACCCGCCCGGCGGCAAGAAGGAATTCCGGCCGTGGGATGCGAAGCGTCGCAAGATGGCGCCGCCGGAGCCACGTCCGCTGTATCACCAGCCGGGCATCGCGACCGCGGACACCGTGGTGCTGGTCGAAGGCGAGAAGTGCGCGCAGGCGCTGATCGACGCCGGCATCGTCGCGACCACCGCGATGCACGGCGCGAACGCGCCGGTCGACAAGACCGACTGGTCGCCGCTGGCGGGCAAGACGATCCTGATCTGGCCCGACCGGGACAAGCCCGGGTGGGAGTACGCCGATGCCGTTTCGCACGTGATCCTAGCGGCGGACGCGCGGTCCTGCCGCATCCTGTACCCGCCCGAGGACAAGCCCGAAGGCTGGGATGCGGCCGACGCAATCACCGACGGCTTCGACATCGACGGCTTCCTGCGCGCCGGTGCCTGCCTGCCGGTCGCGCCGCAAGCGCCCGTGGTGGATTTCTCGGGGTTGAACTGGCGTAACGACGACGGGCTCGCCTCCGCGTTCACGCGCCGGCACGGCGAGGACTGGCGCTATTGCGCGGCCTGGGGCAAGTGGTTCGTGTGGACCGGGCAACGCTGGAACGAGGACCGCACACTGGGCGTGTTCAACCTGGTGCGCTACGTCTGCCGGATCGCATCCGAGCGTGCGGAGAGGCCGAGCGAGCAGAACAAGCTCGCCAGCGCGGCGACGATCGCCGCCGTCGAGCGGGTCGCGCGCAGCGATCTCACGCACGTGGCCATCCCCGAGGAGTGGGATGCCGATCCGTGGGCGCTCAACACGCCCGGCGGGATCGTCGACCTGCGCACGGGGCGGATGTCCGCGCACCATCGCGGCGCGCGGCAGACCCGGTTGGCGACTGCCACGCCCAGCGGCGAGTGCCCGCGGTGGCGGGCGTTCCTGGTCGACGTCACCGGCGGCGATGCCGACCTGCAGGCGTACCTGCAGCGGATGGCCGGCTATTGCCTGAGCGGTTCGACCGACGCGCACGCGCTGTTCTTCCTGTACGGCACCGGCGCCAACGGCAAGTCGGTGTTCGTAAACGTACTCTCGACGATGCTCGGCGATTACGCCGCCAACGCGCCGATGGACACGTTCATGGAGGCGCGCGGCGACCGCCATCCCACGGATCTCGCCGGCCTGCGCGGCGCGCGCTTCGTCGCCTCGATCGAGACTGAGCAGGGCCGGCGCTGGAACGAGTCGAAGGTCAAGGCGATCACCGGCGGCGACAAGGTCTCGGCGCGGTTCATGCGCCAGGACTTCTTCGAGTACACGCCGCAGTTCAAGTTGGTGATCGCCGGCAATCACAAGCCTGCGATCCGCAACGTCGACGAGGCGATGAAGCGGCGCATGCACCTGATCCCGTTCACGGTGACGATCCCGCCCGAACGTCGCGACGACAAGCTGACCGAGAAGCTGCTCGCCGAACGCGACGGCATCCTCGCCTGGGCGCTGGCCGGTTGCCTGCAGTGGCAGCGCAGGGGGCTGCAACTGCCCGCGAGCGTGGTCTCGGCGACCGAGGAATATTTCGAGGCCGAGGATGCGCTGGGACGGTGGATCGACGAACGCTGCGTGCGCACCGATCGGGCCCGATCGCTGACCGCCGAACTGTTCAACGACTGGAAGGCGTGGGCCGAGGCCGCGGGCGAGTTCGTCGGCTCGCAGCGTCGCTTCTCCGATCTGCTTCTCGCGCGCGGCATCGAGAAATGGCGCAACGGCATGGGCGTGCGCGGCTTCCAGGGCATCGGCCTGAAGGCGGAGCCCAGGCCCGAGCGCAGTCGCTTCGCCGACGACAAGGACTTCTGATTTCCCCGCCACGCCACCAGCGTCTGACGCAGTCGACACAGTCCATGATTATTCTCTTTACGTGCGTGTGCGCGCACGTAAGCAGTTATCCGTAAGCTGTGTCGACTGCGTCAGACCCGATCTCCCCACAGGACTCCGGAATGACCAGAACCCTCCTCGCGCTTGACCTCGGCACCACCACCGGCTGGGCGCTGCACACCCCCGACCGCCACATCGTGAGCGGCACTCAATCCTTCAAGCCGCAACGCTTCGAGGGCGGCGGCATGCGCTTCCTGCGCTTCGTCCGCTGGCTGGACGAATTGCAGACGCTCTCGGGTGGACTGCAGCACCTCGCGTTCGAGGAAGTGCGCCGGCACGCGTCCACGGACGCGGCGCACGCCTATGGCGGCTTCTTCGGCCAGCTCTCCGCCTGGTGCGAACAACATGCGATTCCGTATCAGGGCGTACCCGTGGGTACGATCAAGCGGCATGCCACCGGCAAGGGCAACGCGAACAAGGACGCGGTGCTCGACGCAGTACGCGGCTGGGGCTATGCCCCCGTCGACGACAACGAAGCGGACGCGCTCGCCCTGTTGCACTGGGCCATCGCTCAGGAGGCGCGATGAACACCCTGACGCCCATTCCCGTGATCACCGGCCGCCTGGCGGGGCAGTCCGTGCCGCTCGTGGACGCGCGCCTGCTGCACGGATTCCTTGAAGTCGGGCGGGACTTCTCGAACTGGATCAAGGACCGCGTCGCCGAGTACGAATTCATCGAAGGCGAGGACTTCATCTGCATCGCCGACCATCGGGACTTTTCCCCCAATCGGGGGAAAAATCACCGAGCCACCGATTTTTCGCCAAATCCGGCGAAAAATCGCCGCGGCCGTCCAAACCGGGATTACTTCCTCACCCTGGACATGGCCAAGGAACTGGCGATGGTCGAACGCACGCCCCGCGGTCGCCAGGCCCGGCGCTACTTCATCGCCTGCGAGCAGCAACTGCGGCAACTGCAATCGACTCGAACCGTCGTCGCCACACCTTCACCGTTGTCGCGAGCACAGCGACAGGCCGTCAACCGGCAGGCGTGGGTGGACGTGTCGGGAGAAGTCCATGACCTGTTCCATCGGCGCCGTGAAGCATTGCTGCAGCACTCGGTCATTCAAGATCGCCCGGTCATCCCCGCCGGGGGCGTTCCGCCATCTCAACTCTGGATGTACCGACCAGCGTGGGCGAGGTGAGGGCATGACGACCAAGACACTCTGGACGTTCGAGGAGGTCGAGCACCGCTTCCACGAAGCCGCCGCCACCTCCTGCCGCCTGCCACCCGCACGCGTCGCCGGCTACGTCACTCTGTGGCCCGAGATCGCGCGGCAGTCGTGGGAGGGCTACGCGGACGACCTGACCGTGCTGCGCATCCCCGCGACGCCCGCGGCGGTCGATCGCCTGGCCGAGACCACGCAGTGGCTGCAGTGGCTGAGCGTGGAGCAGCGCAAGCTGGTGTGGGCGCGTGCCCGCTACGTGCCGTGGCGCGTGATCGCTGCGCAGCTGGGCGTGCCCAGGCAGACGGCGTGGCGTCGCTGGCGCCATGCGCTCACGCTGATCGTGGTCCAGCTCAACGGCAGGCCGCCACGCATCGCGGATGCAATGCCGCAGCGTCACGCGACGTGACGTAGGTCAACGCAATCGAAACGCTTGCATCGCAATCGCGCCAAAAATGCGTGGTACACAACCCCCGCGAGCGATGTATCTTTTCGCCCATGCTGACGCATTCACCGTTTCGCACCGACCGATGCATGCCGATCTGGCATGCAGCACGGAGGGATGCGCATCGCAAAATCGTAGCGCGTCGCGGCGTGACGCGACGCGGCGCAACCAGCCGCATCGCAGCGTGTTTCGAGGCGTTTTCGCAGGCTGTATTCGCTGCATCGCTTCTGTAGTCTTTGCACCACGGCAACGCCGACATCGGCGCGCTGACCCACAAGGACAGCAGTAGACCCACAGGGTCTACGGGTCCTCCCTGCGCCCCGGCTATAGCGGGCGGCAAAGCCGCAGAACCCCGCTACCGTCTGACTGCAAACCGAGGTTTGCGCCGTTTGCAGGGGTTTGCGGTTTGCAGCCGCAGGTTTGCACGCCCCAGCGAATTTCTTCTCTCCAACCCACCGGCCATTGCGTTCGCGTTCCCCCCTGTTCCCGGGCGCGATGATCGGTGGGTTTCTTTTTTGGGTCTTCGCGGATCAGTGTGGGTGCAATCTGGCGTTTTCCGGTAGCGGCGGCAGGAAGCTGGCGATGATCTTGAGCCTGAGGTAGTCCTCGT